CCTCGTTGATCATAGCTGACATCACGCGATCGAACAACTGCTTGCTCATGGCGATGTACTTAACTGGATCTTCACCAGCCTCTTCAAGCGAACGAACCACACCAATCGAGTAGAATCGAGGCTTTGCTTTGAGTTGCGTAGCAAGATCGCCAAACTTCGATTTGACGTTTTTACCAGTCGCATCTTTGCCGAGGTTCAACTCCTTGTGACGACGCCAGAGGTCAAAGTAGTAATCGCACACAGGACACTTCTCACCCTGAGTTTTACGGCACTTAAAGTTCCGCCACTGACCCTCGCTGTTTTGATACTTGTGAACAGCGCCCTCTACAAAAAATTCCAAAGGGTCATCCTTGCCAGGAAGAAAACGAACGAAGTTATCTCCGTCCTGAAACGTTGCCCAGTTGGATGCACCCTGACCGCCACCACCCTGTGGCTTATCTTCGTGCATGATCTTCTTGTGCATCTCTCGTAGTTCTGCTAGTGTTTTTGCCATTGTATTCTCCTTTAGGCTATCGATTGCAATTGAGTTGCTAACAAGTTATTGGTAAAGCTTGGATTCCTGCCGACTGTTAGCGGAAAGCTGGACAAGCATATCTTTCTTCATGTCCAAGGTGCTACAGATGCCTTTAGCATAGCCATAGCATTCCTTGAGACGTAGAACTTCATTGTATAGTTCACCAGTCAATTCAAGAGACTGGACATAATCCTCTGCTGCGACTGCGGTCAGCTTCACACCCTCACTACGTTTTTCAGTGCGAGCAGAGGCCTTGTAGTTTTCCAGGGCAGCTTCAGCGTTATCAAGAAGTCTCTTGGACTTAATCATGATTCCATAATAATAGCCGTAGAGTGCTGAAATTTTACGAAGTTGATCAGCAACTTCATTAGGATCCTGAGCTACTTGGCCCATTCCCTTAATAATGTTCTGATAAGTTTCCTGTGTAATATCGTTGGGATCAAGCATAAATTGTTGCAAATAGTTTAGGGTTGAGATGATGCAGAGTCATAGTCTGCTTCGATAATGCTACCACAAGTTGTTCGTTTGTCAAGAACATTCTTTGCTGATCAAAGTGTTTTTCATCAAGACCTACACTCTCCAGCATGCAATGATAAATCTCATGAATTATAGTCTCTCTTGCGTCAATATCATCAAGATTCATTTCTAATTTAATCTTACGCTCGTCCCAAATACATAGACCATCTACTTTTTGGTCAGCTTCGTAAAGATCAGAGTGAAGCTCAAATACAAAGGTCGCCCACCCTAGATTGACCTCTCCAATCTCTTTGTCTATAAGTTTATTGTAGACATGCTTTTTATCCTTTATAAAGGGAAAATCACTCGGCTTGTTGTTCTTCATGGGAGGGTTCTCTCATTTGAAGGGTCGTATAGTCGATCCCAATATTAATTAGATAGTGCTGCTTCGAGTCACGAGCTTTAATAACAAAGACACGCATCTGACCCTCATCATACTCTTCCTGAGTCTGATTTAAAGAAATAACCCAGTCTGCTGGTCTAATTTTCCCATAGGAATCACCAAGCTCTGCATCTGTGATGATGTTAACACGGCGAGCTTGACGATTAGTTTGAGAAGCTGTCCAAACTAGGCATTTATGCTCCACCGCAAGACCTCGAAGCTCTTCAGCAATTCTCTGTTGAGCCTGATATTCAGAGTCGATGATGCGATTGGGACGAAGAAGCTCCAGGTAGTCTACAATAATTAGATCAGGCACAAAATCCTTGTGAAGGCGTAACTGCACAAGTAAAGCTCGTAACTGATTCACATTGGAGGCTCCTGTTGGGAACTCCTTGATAATCAATCTACCATTGGTTTTAGTCTTAACCTCTTTGAGTCGATCCTTAAGCTTCAACTGAGCATGAGGCTTTTTAAGATCAGAGTTGCGAATCTCTGTAAGCACCGAGTCGAAACGTCCTGCAATCTTGTCTTGGCTCATCTCTAAGGAAAGATACAAAACGTTCTTACCCTCGTAAATAGCGTGAGCACCTTGATTAACAAGATACAAAGACTTGCCAACTCCTGGAGGTGCAACAACGATTGCAAGCTCTTTAGCAGCTAACCCACCCTCAAGGTGCCTATCATGAGTAGAAAATACGGTAGAAATTTTTCGCTCGTTGTTCTCCTGATAAGACCGTAGAAGTCGAGCTTGAACTTCTTCAAAATAGTCCTGGCCGACATCCACGTTACGATTAACTAATAGAGCATTCTTTACAAGCTCTTCAACTTCAGCAATCTCGCCCTCCTCATTGAGGATCACCATCGCCTTGCGGACAGCAACATCCATGGCCTTCTGGCGAGCAAACTCCTCTACCGTATCTAAAAGGAACTCACGGTCGCCAAGACAGGACTTATCAATTGTATTGATTTCAGCCAGAGTGTTCTCGTAGTCAATTCCAGCTTCTGCTGCTCCAGACACACTAGCATTGATAAAATCTGGTAAGACTGAGTCAGACGGTAGCTTGCGGTACTTGTCGTAGTAGTTCCTTACTCCCAAGAATACATTCTTGTAGGCAGGAAAGTCGAAGTAGTCCGACTTCAACAGTGGTACAATCTCAGAGAAGAACTCAATATCCTTCTTGAGTAGATACAGACAACCCCGCTTGGTGTTGTCGCTAATGTGGTAGGGCATATACTATGATAGGATCGGGGTTTACTTTTTCCTAGCTGCTTTTCCAATAGTACCGTCTTTGGTCAAAACACGGTTGTTGTCTTTAAGTCTCTGAGCCATCTCACTCGCATCATTTTGTTTACGGCGTTTTACAAGACCTTGTTTTTCAAGATTTTTCCAATTGGGCAAGACTTTCTTATAGTGCTGTTCTCCAGACTTTACCCTTTCTTTGGATGCGTTGCAAGATTCTTCATAAAACTTTTCGGCTTGTTTTTTATCCATGCCATAGTGATGATATCTCTGCCTCTCCTTTAAAGCATGGTATGAGTTTCTTCCATGCTTAATGCTAGGAGCACCATCAACTACCCTCTCGCCCATGCCTCCACAGTGACAATCCACCACGTCGGGAGGCATATCACCATACTTAACTTCCTTGTAAAGTTCGTAATCCCTAGGATCATCCCAGTCGGGGAGAGCATCAATCTCTTCCTGACTGAGACTGCTAACTAAAACTTGCTCGGTGAAAACATCATCCACTAAGGGGATGTGACGCAGTTCTTCCTTGTCACACTCCACGCAGTAATAGTTATAATACGGCATTAAGCTCCGCACTCCCCGCCAATCTTACAGGCTTCAACAGCCATTTCAGTTTCGGCTTGTTCAGCGGCAATAAGTTCCTTAGCCTTAGCGATGTTCTCATCAGTCGGAGACAGAGCTTCCAAAGGCTCCATGCCCTTCGACCCTGCACGATAGACTGTCATGCCCTTAAGGTAAGGAGCATACTTGAGAGCCATCTTGGACACCACTTCATGGCTTGCATCGTTAGGCAGGTTGATAGTCTTACTGATGGCGTTATCAACATACTTTTGAATACAAGCTTGAACTGCCATGTGTTGCTCAGGAGTGATATCGTAAGCACCTACAATGTGACGACCATTGCTACCCTTCATCAACTCTTCCTTGAACAGCGGATCAAGAACAAGAGTGGACTTCCAAGTGTTGCCTTCACGATAACGACGGTTATACATCGGAGCGAAGATCGGCTCAATGCCAGTCGAGGCACCATGCACCATCGAGATCGTACCTGTAGGGGCAGCCGTAAGCATTACAGCGTTACGAATACCATGCTCCTTGATGAGCATTCGGATACGAGCAGGAAGAGTCTTAGCAAACTCTTCGTTCAGGTATTTGCGAGCACTGAACTCAGGGAAAGAACCACGCTCACGAGCAATGTAAACCGAAGCAAGGTAAGACTCGTTACGGATCGTGGTGTAGAGTCGATCGATAAACTCGATGCACTTGTCCGTGCCATACTTGATGCCAAGCTTAATGAGCATGTGGTGCAGACCCATCGTGCCAAGACCGATACGACGCGAACGATCACCCGCAATCTTGCACTCCTCAATCGGGTAGTGGTTTGCAGTCAGGGTGTTGTCGAGGAATCGAATACCAGTGCGAATAGTTCTGGCGAGTCGGTTCCAATCCAAGTCGCTACCGTCCTCGTTCACCATGTTGGAAAGGTTAACGTGGCCCAGACAGCAGTTAGCATACGAGTCCAACGGAATCTCACCACAAGGGTTAGTGGCATTCATGCGAAGGAAGTAGGACATGTTGGTGTATCGATTCGTCAGCGACAGGTTAAAGATACCCGGCTCGCCAGACTTCACCGCATTTTCCCACAGCCGGTTCCACAGATCAATAGCCTTGAACTGAACTTCTTGAACATCCTTAAACTGATCATCCCAGCCACGAAGATGGTGTTGCTTTGCACGACCGAGAGCATCCTCTTCAGACAGTGCGACAATGTTGATAACTTCACTGTGGCCGTCGCTAGAGATTCTATTTGCTGAGTAGACCTTGTAGTCTCTGTTGCCAAA